CAAACCACCCGACCGGCGTGCGTGGGCTCGCTGCTCATCCGCTAAGGCTGCGCGGAGCTCCCGTTCACCAGTGACGGATTTGACGTTTCGACCGATATTGCTCAGCTGGATGTAAGCAACACCCATCTGCTGCCAGGCTTTGATGATGGTGTATGCCTCGTCGATGACAGCTTGGGAGTCTCCTACAGGGCTGCGAATATCCAGGTGAGGACCGGTGCTTCGTCCAGTGCTTCCGACAAGGAAGCCTGTTTCAATGTTCTGGCCGGAAGCCGTCTGTGCTTTTGCTCCGTTTCGTTTGATGGTTTCGATATTCTTGGCGACACGCTCTTCGTATTGCGCAGATTCGGTTTTGATTTTGGCGATTGTTTTTGCGTTTTCAAGTTTGTAGTTCTCGATTTGTCTCTCGAGGTTGGCTACTTCAATCACTAAAGACTGCTTGGCAGACTCGATCTCGAGCTCGCCGCGCTCGCGCACAGACAGGTAGTTGTTGAGGGCCTCGAGCGCGGAGCGAGATGCGCCTTCTTCGCCCTCGATCAGCTTCTTGTTGGCCTCCTCCATCTGGAAGATGCGGAGCTCGCCGGCGGCGCGGAAGATCTCGACTTCTTTTTGAGCTCGCTGTTGCTGGACTTGGAATAGTTGGTCCTGCTGTTGTCTGCGGATTTCGCCGATCTCTTTTTCGAGGTTGATGCGCTTGTCGGCTTCGAGGCGGATGTTTTCTTCGGCAGTTTTTTTGTTTTGCTCCGCTTCATACTTGCGAGCATATTGAGTAAGCCTAAATTGTTCTGCTAGTGCCCGTGCTGATTCCTTCGTATTAGCTCCTTCGAATAAGGCTCCTTCTCCGCTGGAAATAAAGCTGAACAACTCACCCCAGGTCTGGAAGCCAGCTTGACTTTCATAACGCAAATCATTTAACTTTTTCCGCACTTTCTCCAGCTCTTCCACGGTGCGGCTGTACTCCGCGCCTGCGAGAGCAGCCTCAAAATCACGGGCTGCCTTGGTGGCATAGTCGGCGTCATCGCCTACGTTGCGGTAGACGGTGCTCAACCGTGAGAGAGCTAGTTCTGCACGCTTTGTCTTAGCGGCCTCTTCTTGAGCCTTCTGATAGCGCCCGAATAGGTCAACAGCAAGAGTTACTGCAATTTGGATCAGAAGGACCCAGCCAAACGATTTGATGATGTTTAGACCGGCGATCTTTGCGACTTCGCCAAGATTTTTGAATCCCTTGGACAGGGCATCAATTGTTTGACCGGATTGAACTGCGCCTTGACCGCTCTTGCCAATCTCGTCACCCACTTTTTTAAGGGCGCCCGCTACGCCTGCAGCAATCGTGGGCAAGTCGGATAAGGCGGTTGCTAGGCCGGCTACCACTAGGGCAAATTTGCCGGCTGCGACGACAACAGCACCTACTGCGGCGAGTAGCACTCCGATCCCTACGCCTACCGCACCCAGAGCAGGTATGACTGTCCTTGTGATTGTTGTCCCCACCAAGATTAGAGTGGTGACTGCATCCATGCCCAGTCGTTTGAGAAGCGCAAATTGAGCTGCAAACTCAGCGAAGTACTGAATTATGGGAAGGTCTAAAAGTCTTGAATAAATGTTGAACAATGATGCAAAAGTCTCGATTACTTTTGATGCCGCTGTAGCAAGGTTTGCGACAATGCGGACTAGGGCTTCAAAAGTGCTGACTTTGATCTCAATAAAACTCTTGCCGAGACGCACAAAGGCGTCCGCGATTGTCATCGCCGCTGGTTTGAGTGCCGAAATTGCTCCCGCAAGCACCCCGACTGATCGCTGAACCGCTCCAGAGATCAGTACCTGGATCTCTTGAAAGGCGTCTTTGACGTCGTTCAGTGCTTTTTGGCCGCTATTGTCCGCGAGGCCGATCTCGCCCAATGAGACCAGCCCTGCGCGCTCGCGCAGTAGTTGTCCCATCGCAGCGAAGCGGGCCACGAATGCCCCCGCACCATCGACGATGGAAAAAATCTGTTCCCGGATGCGGAAGAGATTTTCAAAGACCGCCGCGAGCCCACTCAGCAACGGGTCGAGTAGCTGAGCGCCGAAGCGTTGACCAACAAGCTCGGCTAAATCTTTGATGTTGGACACGATGCCGGCAAAGCCTTGTGCCGCGATCCGCTGCCCTGCGACGGAAGCAGCCAGCCGGTCCTCAAGGAACTTAACCACGCCCCCGGCTTGGGTCTTGGCTTTGGCGATGTCCTCGTTGGTTATGCCGAGTGCTTTGGCTAGATACGAGTCTGTGGTGATGTCACCGCGCAGGATGGAGCCGATCTCTTGGCGGGCCTGGTACAGGGGAATGCCGAAGGTTCCGAGGGCGGCGGCGAAATTGATTGCTAGGTCTTCAGCTTCTTTGAGGCCACCACCTATCTGGCCGATCTGGGATGCAATCATCCCGAAGACTTCAATTACCTCACCTGATGTGACGCCCGCAAGGGCGATAGACCGTTCTCGGATGGAGTCGATTCGCTTGCCTACTTCTCCCGTTAGCGAAACAATCTTTTCGTAGGGGTCGGTTATTTCACGCCCGTTTTTGAAGACCTTGTTGGTGGAGGCGAGGGTGGTCTGGGTCTTGAGGATAGTTTCACGGAGCTTGACCTCGCGGCCGATGGTCTGTGCAAACAGTCCCCCAAATGCCTGCTGCAGGATGCCTACAGCCTCTTTGATACCGAACAGCGCGAAGCCGACCTTTGCCAGGTTTCCGACAAGTTTTTCGACTGAGCCGGTTGCTTTGTTGAAGCTGTTGCTGAGAATCTCGCCAGCGGTGTTGTTTTGCGCAATGGTGTTTACGGTTTTGGCGGTTCCCTTTACCGCCGACTCGTAGCGCTTGATGCTGTCTCCAACTCCGGGGAGCTGGCGAGCGACCCCGTAGAACGCCTTGATGTCGTTAGCTGCAGATTTGACGTCTTTGCCTAGATCTTTGAAATTTCCTACAATATTTCCAATGTTCGGTACATCAATCTTTAGTGAACGAGCCTTTGTGGCATCGTTGGCGCTCTTATCTAACGACTTAAGCTCTCGCTGCGCCTGCTGCGTTTCAGCTGTGACTTTGAGCTGAAAGTCCGCCACTACTGGGGCCTATCCGTTAGACGCATGTTACGGCCGGCGTTCGATGGGGGTCATCAGCGCGGTCAGCACATGGATGGGCAATAGCTGTTTGCGCCCGAGATCGGCTAGGACAAACTTCGTGGGGCTGGTGGGACCGTCAGCTTGGGTGGAGGCGGGACGCCAATCGGGCCAGGGCAGGAAGTCTTTGGCGTCGATCTTGGGCGCAGCGCGCTTGGACCCGGAGAAGCCATGGGCGATTTGCAGGACTACCTGGGTCAGCCGCGCTATAGGTAGTGCCTCGAGGTTGGCTTGGCCCTTGTCGCGGTCATCGAGCTCACGCAAGATCCAGCGGATCGTGGTGATCGGGGTGCAGAGAAACCGCTCTCGGGGGAAGTCCGCGCCGAGGGCGGACATGCGGATGCGGACGTAGATCTGATCCCAGTCGGTTTCGGGACTGCGTAGGTACTCTTCGCAGCGCCTTAGGAGTTCTTCGGGGGAGGGCTGAACTCGGGTTCGTCCTCGGGCTTTCCCTGCGGATCGGGCCAGCCGTCGCGTTCCCAACCGATCAGACGGAACACGTCCTCCATCAAACGAGTTGGCATGGACTCGGTGTCGGTCTCGGTCCAGTCTTCGACCCGCTGCCAGTCCTTGGACTTAGGCAGCTTGACCTCGGCGCGGTACTGCATGAAGAGCGTCACGAAGGCGATCTGTTGCTCGACGGCGCCGATGCTGCTGCGCTGCAGTTCTTCGAGTTCGCCGGCGTAGTCGTACAGCAGGTCTTGGTTCTCCTCGGTGGTATTGCTCAGCAGCTCGACCGCTTCTTTGGTGCTGATGCCTTTGTCCTTGGCGATGCGCTGGGCCAGCTTGATGGAGGCAAAGGTTGAGCGCGATTGTTTGCGGGAGAGGGACTCGATGCCGCGGGATTCACCGGGCACGAGGTCGTTGTAGATGGGGAAGCGAAAGGGGCCGATCTCGTGGTATTTCTCGGGGGCGAACAGGAGGCCGGCGTACTTACTCATCGCGGATGGGGAGTCCTACTTCCCAGGCCCGATAGGGGTGGGGCTGGTTGAGGAGCTCGGAGGGTAGTTCGATCTCAATGTTAGCGTCGCTATACGCTAAGCGGATACACTGGGATTGGATCAGGGGTTCGAGGTAGAGGGCTCCGCAGTGGAGCGTGGAGCCTTCCACTCGGCAATTAACAGCGAAGACGCTGTGGGCTGGATCGAGTAAGAGATCGTGTTCCATGGGGGCATGAAAAAAGGGGCCGGATGAACGGCCCCTGGATTACACCGTGCTCGGGGATCAGGCGGTGCGGAAGGTGGTGGTAAAACCCTGGATCGGGCGCTTGATGCCCGAGGCCGAGGCGGTGCCGTTGGCGTCCACAGCCTGGGTCAGGGCGCCGTCAGCGACGCGCAGGCGGAAGATGGTGCCGGCGGCCAGGTTGCTAGTGGGGTTGATGGTCACCACGTTGCTGGCCAGGGTCACAGCGGCGGGCACTTGCACACCGGAGGAGGCCACTTCCAGGCGGAAGCCGGAACCGTCGGTTTGGCCCAGGGCAAGCTGGGTCAGGGCGGTGGGGCCGCCGGAGGAGGTCACGTAGGTGACGGTCACGTCGTTGCTGACCACCACAGCGCTGGCGTTGTCGGCCGGCGAGACGGTGGCGAAGCGGCCGCTGCTGTTGATGAACAGCAGGCTGGACTGCACACCGCCAGTGGCGATGGCGGTCGCGCCGTTGTCGAAGCGACCGAACACGGGACGAGCTCGGGACATCAGGTCGAAGGACACTTCGGTGAGGCCCTCGGCGGTGATGTTCTCCTGGTAGTTCTGGATCACCGCGTTGAAGCCGGTGAAGTCGTAGATGTAGTTACCGGTGGTGCCGTTGGCTTGGCCCAGCTCTTTGAGGAATTCGATGTAGATCTCGAAGTCCTTGTTGTAGCGGGAGCGCTGGATCAGCTCGAAACCCTCGTTGTAGTTGCCGCGGAACACGGGGTCCACGGAACCGGCGGGGATTTCGGCGTCCTTCAGGAAGTAGGCGGTCACGGACGCCTGCACCGAGGAACCGGTGATCACGCTGTCCATCCAGCCGTCGTCACCGAGCAGGCGGAATTCCTGGTTGTTGTCGTTGATCTGGAAGCTGGTTTGGGTGATGCCTTCCAGTTGGATGTAGCTCTTGCCGGTCTCGAGGGTCGGCAGGGTGATCATGCCGGCGCTGTCGCGGGTGGCGAAGTAGCGGGCGGGGGCGGTGAGGTCCACGGCACGGACAATGGTCCGGTGAGCCTTGTGGAACGACAGCCCGATGGCGTAGTCGGCCATTGTGGTGACTCCTTAAGGGATCGGGGGGTTCAGGACGGGG